TAATGTTTTTCCTGCTGGTTGTATTGTTAAATTGGAGAAGATTACTCTTTAGAGTTTGCTAGAGCTTTGACTCGCTCATTTTGTATTTGTTTTATTCTTTTGATTTCTTCTAACTTCTCTTCGTTTGTCATATCACTTATCTTCCCATGTAAATGTATATCTACAAACTGTCCTGTTGCTTTGCCTATTAAGTTTTCAAAGCCAACAGCTTTTTCTGTCTTTCCTTCTTCTACTAGCTTTTGAGATAGTATTTGTTGTCTTCTTACATAGTTATGTTTAGTAACAGCAAATGATCTATTAACTTCTGCAGATCTCTTAGCTAAGTAACTTTGTATCTTAGGATTTTGCATTAGTCGATACGCCTCTTGTCTAGCGTATTTAACATTATAGCCTGCTTGCACCGCAGCATCCTGATGTGTTGTCCTACCTTCATTAAAGATTAAATACTCACAGAATCTTCTTTGTTGTTCTGTTAAATCTGTTGGAAAGTTAGCTTCTTTTTTAACTACTTCTTGAGTCATCCTTGCAATATATAGATATCTGGGATATATATCAATACTTAATGAAAGCGAAAGAATTACGTCAATACTTAGATAAATTCCTAGTATCTCCTGCAGCACAAAATGCAAGAGTCCAAATTGAAATGCCTAACGGTGAAAAACTTGATCTCAGTGTCATTCAACTCTTGGAAAGTAGAATGATTGGTGATAGAGACACACATATTTTAAATTTAAAAGGCGAGAAACTTGGTGGTACTTGGAAGATGCCAAAGATAATTGGCAAACTTTAATTTAGCTCAAGGTAGGCGACTTGAAACCAGAGGCTAAATTATATAGTGAACTTAAAAGAAAAATTAAAACAATATCGTGGAATAGACTTGAAAACCGTAGCTTATTGGGGACTCCCGATCTATTGGGTTATACTTCTAACAAGCACTTTTTTACACTGGAATTGAAGTATACATCCGCCTACAAAATACGCTTTTCACCCCACCAAATAGCCTTCCATGTGAAACATCCACAGAATACATTTATCCTTGTGGCCTGTACCCTGGATAAGGGGAAGGTACGCCTGTACCCTGGATCAGAAATTATTTCTCTTGTGAGGGAAGGTTTGCGCCTGAGCCCTTTGGCTTGTGGCTGGGACGCTTGTCGGCTTGCGCTTGAGCGCTTGTAGGCTTGTTGCTTGTGGCCTTGTGGGCTTCAAACTCTTCAATCGTTTGGTCCCTGAATTCTGGTCTCCATTTATAAATTTTTATTTTATATCCTTTCTCTTTTAACTCTTTTAATTTAAGCGGGTTCCAGATGTACATTAGAATTATTCTAAACTGGTGAGGACGGCGGTGCCGGCAAACAACCCAGGGCCGCCCCGTCCTCGTGATTAAAATGAGCGCGCGCCGTAGTCAATGGCCCTGCGCTGGATTTAATTTTGTTAATGGGCAAGATAAGCAACATTTTTTACTTTCTTATCCCAACATGCCCGGCAATCCTTGCACTCATTGCCCTGCTGTGGTGCTGGACAATTAGCCTTAGTTTTATCAGTGACCACGGTTGAAGTATTAGGCCAGCCGCCCGCCGCTTCCTGGTCAATCATTGGCATTGAAAATCTTATATTTAAATTATTAGGCGCAGCCGGAATAAATTTTTTCACCCAGGCTTCACGCGTTGGCAGCCAGTGATCAACCGACGGCGTCAACTTACAAACTTTAAAAATTTTGGCCAGGTGTTTTAAGTCCTGAATGTCTCCGGAATCGTGCCATCTAAATTCTTTTGATCTTTTATTATTTATTTGCATTGCCATGGCCTGAACCCATTTTCTGTTTTTAATTGCTTTTAGTCTGTAGTATTGTGCATTTTGTACAACTTTAAAAACATAGCATCCTTTTAAAGCATAACAATCATAACATGTTGAGCCCTTGACATTTTGCAACTTGCCGCCGGTCTTGCATTCTTTAGCGGGTAACCCGTAGGACCATCCAGGCATTTTTGAAGGCTTGGACAGTGACCCCGTTATTTGTTTTGCTGTTTTTATATCCATAATTTTTTAATCCTTTCTATTTCCCACAATATCCCAGGCCTGCGGACTTGTCAAGCTTTTTAGTTTAGAATCATTCTAAACTGGGGGGCTTGTGCGTGGGCGGGCCCACCCAAAAAAAAACAAGACCAGCGGAGCAGGCGCAAAGCGCCTCGACATTCCACTGATCCCAGGTCCATCATCATAGTTGCCCGGGTTTACCTCCAACTTGATGGACCAGGGATCAGTACTCTTCCCACTAGTAGATCTATAGACTACAGCAGTAATAGTAACTGATCCCAGGTCCCGGGCGGGCTTAACCCACTGATTGCAAAGCAACCGGGACCAATTAATTAATTATCTAAACAAGTAAATTAATTAACATATCCCATATAATCCTATTGACAGTATTTGTCAAGTAGTATATAAAATAAAAATAACAGAAAGGATAAAACATGGCAAAAGCAACAATGCAAAAATGGCAACGTGATCATTTTGTATCCGAGTTAAACCGGAACTATGACCCGTTGATTAGTGCTGCGGAATTGAAATTAAAATCAATAGAAGCAGAAGCAATAGAGATAGCAGAAAAAAATCTGGCAGATGATATTGGTGCAACACCAATTATTGAAGAGCTGCAGGAAGCTATTAATAATGTTAAAACTAAAATGAGTAAAGCGGCAAGGTTTTTTAATAAAACCAAACAAGCTAAAAAGGATATAAATTATAAATTCAAAGAAAAGGATTTTGATTTATTTGGTTATGGTTCAAGCCGTATAACTCCGGACGATTGCTGGGAACAAATAAGAGACTGGGCCGGGGACTTTGCACGGGCAAAAATTAAACAAACACCCGAGGGCAAAGTGCTTGCAACATTGGAGGATAACAAACGGGCTTCATATAAAGAAATTATGGAAGCAGGCAGCCCGGATAGTTTAAAAACTAAACTCCATAACAACCTACAAAAAGACGGTTTAAGCTGGAATAGAGAAGTAAAGGCTTTACCACCAATAGACGAAACAATTAATTAATTTAGTTGTTGACAATATCTGGGATATCCTGTAATATCCCAGATATAAAAGAAAGGATATAATATGAAAACAATAAAAATAAAGGAAGGTACAACAGGGCTTATCTCATACAAAGCAGATAAATATGGTAAGTTTATACACAGACCATTTAAGTGGGATAGTAAATGCACCTTCACAGAAAAGCACGTTATATATTTTGATACGTTCAGAAAGAATTATAGATGTGCAAAAAGACCGATTAAGATGAGCGCAAACCAACCGAGAAAGGAGGCAATATGATTTGGTTAAATTTAATTAAATTACTAGCTGGATTTGTATTAGCAATGTTAGGAATAATTTTAGCATTGCATAGCGATCATACAGTGCCAGGATTATTAGTCAGTACCGCTGGTGTATTGGCTGTATTAACTTCATTACCAGCAGAAAGGACATAATATGTACTTAATAATTAGACATACAAAATATAATCACGGGGATGATACTTATTATATTGAGGGTACTTCGGATTATTTGGAGGGGGCGCAGGAATTATTAGACGCCCATAAAATAATTAATAAGAGAGATGATGTTTCATTTTCAATAGTCAATTTTGATGAGCCATTAATTTTGACTGATGAAATAAAGGACTCTAAACAATTAGAACTACCTTTATAAACCATACACTTTCCATAGTGTATCCTTAACCAGGGCCCAGTAATCTGGGCCCTGGTTTTTTTATTTATATATATCCTATAATATCCTATGCAAAAACTGCATACCTCCTGGGGGGCATGTTTGTGGGCGGGCCCACCCCGTGGGGGGCATGTGTGCGGGCGGGCCCACCCCAATAGAGGTACCAGACCAGATAACGTTTTTGTTTTGTTTATAAAAGGTCAACCCCCCTTTGACACAGAAGGGGTCCCAGAGCACGTATATATTGTAGAATACAGACAGTTATGGTAAAGGTTTTGAAAACAAGTTTATATATGTCTAACGAAAAAAATTTTTCAAAAAATTTTGACGGATTGACCAATGAAGAAAGCGAAAGACTTTTAGAATTGGAAAGAAGTCTAGAACTAGCAAAAGCCAAACCAAAAATCGAAAACAACTTTTTGAGTTTTGTGAACTATGCTTGGCCTGAGTTTATTGAAGGATCACATCATAAAATTATTAATAAAAAATTTAACGAACTTGCCTCTGGCAAGATTAAGCGTCTAATCATCAACATGCCGCCAAGACATACAAAATCGGAGTTTGCCTCATACTTACTCCCGGCATGGATGATTGGCCGTAATCCCAAACTAAAAATTATTCAAGCGACCCACACTGCAGACCTTGCAATAGACTTTGGTCGTAAAACAAAAAACCTGGTCGATGAGCCCCGGTACCGGGAACTTTTTTCTACAAGACTGCAAGAGGACTCTCAGGCTGCTGGTAAATGGAAAACGGAACAGGGAGGAGAATATTTTGCAGCTGGTGTTGGCGGAGCAATCACGGGCCGTGGTGCCGATCTCCTGATCATTGATGATCCGCACAAAGAACAAGATATTAGAAAAGACAGTAAGTCTTTCGAAAAGGCATGGAACTGGTATACATCAGGTCCAAGACAACGTTTACAACCAGGCGGACGTATCGTGGTTGTAATGACAAGATGGAATACCAAGGATCTAACTGGACAATTAATCAGGGCTCAGGGAGAAGATGATTCTGATCAATGGGAGG